GTGCTCGTATGACATTTCACGACGGTGTGCCGTCCTGAACATGAGCAACATCTTCTGAGCGGCGTCAGGCTGCGGCGGCGTATCGGCTGTTGGCGGCGCCGGCTTGTTGGCGTTCGGGTCCGGCGGCCGCATTTCAGCGCCGTAAGATAATGGAACCATCTGCTCCTGAACCCTAGGCTGCTCTCCCACGCCGCCCGGCGTCTTCGGTAATTCGAGCTGCGCACGCGCCTCGTCGCTCGAAATGATGCCGCCCATGACGCCCGCGGCGAGTCCGTCTATCCGCTCCTTGAACGCACTTCGCAACAGCGCCTCGGTATTGAACTCAACGTACTCGTTGGGCTGGCCGACCAGCCGGAACAGCAACCCGAACGCTTCTTCGATGTGGTTCAGACAAAACCCGAGCCCCTGCGATTTCCACGACTGCATTAGCGCCTCGGTCGAGGCGAATGGCGTGCCGCCGACACCGAGCACTTGCAACGGAATCCGAAACGCCAGCGCGATGCCCTGATCATTCAGTTTGAGCAGCTCGGCCAATTGACCGTCCACGGCCGTCATGGTCACCGGCTTGGCCTTCAGTCCCCAGGTCAGGATCGGCGACCCGCCCGCATTAGGGCCTTGAGTCACCTCGTTCCATTCCTTGCGCAATTCGTCGCGCTGAACCTTGTTCATCTTCTCGTCTGACTCGAGGATGAAACTCGGCCGCGCCTGGTTGATGTAATAGGCAATCTGTTGGTCAAACACTGCACCCGACATCTGCAGCGCCATCGCATTGGCCAGGATCGGAGAGACCCCTCGCAACGGATGCGACGGCGTGTGCAGACGAACGTGAAGCACGTCGCGCGCTGGGATCGGCAACGCCAGATCGTAACGCGCCTGCGCGACCTCGTTGCCTTGCAGGCCATAGAAGATCGAACCATCGGTTGCGATGGTGGCAATTCCCTGCCGCATCAAATGAATTTCATCGACCTCGCCGCGATTGTTGCGAGTGACGAGCGCGAATGCCTCGCCATTCAAATACAAATTCCGGGTCAGGTTCAGCAGAAAGTCCGAGATGCTCTGATAATCGTTGGGCTGACGCAGGATGCGGCACAGGTCGGAATTGGTAACACGCTCACGACCACCATTGCTGAGACTGCGCCAATGATCGCCAGGGCACGACGCGATGGTTTGGGAGTAGGCCGAGACACAGGCCTCGACCATGGCGTTGGCTCCGCCCAAAGGCCGCAACGACTGGCCGGTCTGCCACCAATTGATGGGCGAGCCGGCAGGCAACCATCCCGAGCCATCCATGCCGCCGTAATTGATCATATACGGGCCAGGCCGAAATTCGCCCTCTCCTTTCGCGAGGAGAGGGCTGAGCGACCGCAACAGCGGCGCCGATATCCGCGACAGCAGGTTGGCCATCTAGCTCTTTGACCGCGCCGGAGCCGGGTGTTGAGCCGGGTGTTCAGCCTCTGTGCTGCGGGTGGTGTACCCACTACCTGATGGTTTGGCCTCAGATTGTTTGGTCCTCACCATCTGATACTGCGGTTCTTCCCCGCTGCCGTCGGGTTCCTTTGGATCGACAACCACGCCGAGCGCGGCGAGATCGTTCTCTTCCTGCGTTGGAGTTGGTTTGCCCTGATTGCCGTAAGCCGCCTCGACCGACTTCTGTTTGGCCTCGGCGGCTTTTTTCAGCTGCTCTTTGGCGTGTTGCTCCTTGGCCTGCTGCTGTTCTTTAGCCTGCTGCTGTTCCCTGGCATATGCTGCTTCATCTACCATTTTGGTATTCCTGTTCGTTTGGGGTTAAGATCGAGAAAGCAGATCGCCAGGCGTGGTGTGAAACCCAGCGGAAGATTGCGACCTGCTAGAAGCCCGGCCATAAGGCCGGGCTTCGCTTATTGAATCACCAAGTAACTGCGGCCACCCATGCCAGCGATGCCCGCCTCATCAACCAATCCATCGGGAGCACCATCCGAAGTGCGATGCAGTCCGTTTGAAACATCGACTGCGATGGTGCCGCTACGGTTGCAGGTGAACCTGCAGTGCCGATGTTCAGCGGGGTGGTGTCCTCCATATGCAACGTAGCAGAATCGCTGACGTCAAACTTTGGCGTGTCATCGGTCGCCGAGACATAATCCGCCGCGTCCATGAAGATCACGGTGCCGGCGGGCACGGTGCCGGAGTCAATGATCGGATAACCCAGCAACATGTCGTTTTCGACCTGCGCCGCGAACGGGAATAACGGCGTCGCCGAAGTGGGCTGAATAAATCCGATGCTTACTTTTTGCACCGGGTTCATCAGCCAGACCCCATTGCGGAGATTATTGTTGGTCGCGGTGTTAACCGCCCCGATAAGTAACTTGAGATCGCCAACCAGTGCCGCGAATCCGCCGCCTGCGGTCGGCGTCTGACCGGAAATGCCGTTGCGGAGGCCCGCCGGACGAACCGTTGTCTTGGCGCCAGTGTCGAGCAGAACTGAATCGATTGCTACCGACGTGTCCTGCTGGATAGCATCCCGAATCAATGCAGAAATCTGCGGGATGCTGTGGATATCCATCTCCCGGGTCCAAGTGCTTATGACCTTCATGGCCTTCGGCAATAGTTGTTGCGTAGTGACCAGCCCCTGGCGAACCGGGATCGGCTGGCCCTCACCGACGAACGAACCGGCAATCGTCGGTGTAATCGCGCGGGTTGGAATGTTGATGGCGCCAAAGCGACCGAATGTCAGTCGCAATCCTTTTGCCGACAGCGGGCCATAGACCGATTCGGGCAGCAAGGTCGGCATCATCTCGGCAAATGTCGGCTGCACCAGTTCGGCAGCCCAGCCGGTGACCGTGGTCGCAGCCGCAGCGGACGCCGCCTTGGTAGCAAGGCTGAATCCCGCCTTGATGATTTCGTCATTGCCGAACACTTGCTCGCGAACCAGATCGGGATGCACGCGCATGGCATGGGCCACCACGCCGATTGCCGCGCAACGGGACCAGAGATCCAACCCGTTGATTTCAGGCTGGCCCAGTGGCTTGCGATTGATGGCAGGAGAAGTGACCGCTGCAGGCGCAATCACTTTCAGGTTGCTGACCGGCGGCGTATAAGTGGACATTGCCGTGCCGGTCGAGAGCCCCATCCTGGCTTCCGCCGCCTTCATCACCGAAAGCGCACGCTCGAAACCATCAATTTCGCTATTCAGCTTCTCGGCCGCATCGACGTCAAAGACTTCGGCGCCGTTGAGTTCAGCCAGGCGGTCGCGCCTGTCGTTGAGTTCGTGTTGCGTATACTCGATACGCTGCGAGGGAGTAATATTCGCGTTCATTGTCCTGGGTCTTTCATTGATGGATTTGCCAACGGCATGCTCGCCGGTTGCAGTCCAGTCCCTGCGCCTCGCTTCGGCATGCTCGCCAAAGACGCGGGAAATAGTCTCGTTCGAAATATTGAGGGATCTTGCGACAGCCACCGCTTGTGGGTTGGCCGGCACGCTTACGACACTGCATTCCAAGAGCGACTGCCGCTTGAACCGGAACGGCCCGTAGACCGCACTCGCCTTCTCGTTCAGCGGCTCCTGTTCTTTTGGTTCGAAGCCCACGGATGTGGCGCGCAGAATACCCTGCTCGATCAATTTGCGGACGCTGTCCGCGATCTCTGAGGTACCTGACGCGGCAGGCATGAAGCGCCCGATCAGCCTGTTGCCCTCAACGCGGACATCGGCCCAACTGCCAATGACGTAATCCGAGCGATGGTTAAATAGCGCGATCGGGTTGAACTTGTCTTTTTGCTGGAATGTCGAAAGATCCCAGCCGCTCTGCTCGATGACATCACCGGCGCGATCGACGCTGTCATCGCTCATCACGAACTCACGCACGTCACCATTCGGCGGCGGCGCCGATTTCACGCTGTGTCGCATCTGTGGATACTTTCAGTTTATGCGGCCGTATCTGAGGAACGGCGTTTGCGTCTTCACAGCCAACCACTCCTGGGATGGGTACAGGAAGACAACAAGGTGCCCAAGCCCACGCAGGCGACGGCCTTCAGCTTCAAGTTCGTCGGCCGTCATCACCCCACCATGGCGCTCACGTCTATTAGTGTCTTTCGGTCGCGGCTCTTCAGCCCGCACAGCATCGCCAGCGCCACCGCACCGTCGATCCTAAAGCGGGCTTTGTCTTTATCGATCTTCCTATTGCCAGCTGGGTCCATTCTGACGACCGCGTTGGCGATATTCCAATTGAGCGCCGGATTGTTCGGATGCTCCAGCGTGCGCTCGACCACCTCACGCTCCAGCGCAGAGATGGCAGGCCCCATCGAGACAAAGCCCTGTCCCCAAGGCACAATTCGCAGACCAGAGCCGGTCTTACTGTCGCTCCCCTTGTCTTCCCAAGTCGGAAACGCAAGCTCGTCGAACACTCTAAGCAAGTCCCGAATCGCATACCGATCGTATGCCAGCCCCAGCACATTATAGGTCCGGGTCAGCTCGATGATCTGGTTGGCGACCGCCGCCATGCTGATCGACCTCCCCGGCGACGCCAATAAATGCCCCTCCCGAACCCACTGCGTATAGCGGTCGCTCGCCGAGCCGAAATCCCTGTTGCCGTGTTCGCGCAATCGCTCTTCGGGCTTCCAGAGAAACGCCTTCACCCGCGTCGTCTCGCCCGCCGAGCCCATCACCAGCGCCGTCAGATCGAGCACGTTCGAGAGGTCGAGCGCTAGATAGACGTCTTCGCCAGGCTGGAATTGTGCCTCGCCAGCGCATGCCATCCACTCCTTGCGCGAGATCATTGAGGAAACCGGCGCGACACGTTGATTGCAGTAGAGGTTCCTGAACTTCGGCTCCTCCGCCGGCATCCGCTCGGCCTTGTCGGCGATCGCCTTCAGATCCGACAGCGAGCGGAAATCGCCGAGCGCCGGGTTTGCCTTCTTCCAGTTTGCCGGATCAAATACGTCGGCATCCTCCGGCACTTCGTAGAGATGGCAGACAATGCGCGGATCGTTGGCGTCGCGGCCGTCGTCTACCAATTTGCTAAGAATATGTTCGGGATCGTTGCTCTGGGTCGAGATCACGACGAACAGCGGACTGGCACGCGCTCCGAAACTGGTGTCAAGCACGTCGTACAGTTCGCGGCTTTTCGCTTGGGAGAGCTCGTCATAACAAACGAACGTAGGGTTGAGCCCGTGCTTGGTGCCGCTCTCACTCGATAAGGCGCGATAGAATGAGCCATTAGAATAGCACGCGATAGTCTTGGTACTATCGATGCAGCGCAGCGCCTCGGACAATTCCGGGTCCATCCGCACCATTTGGCTCGCGACCTTGTAGACGATGGCAGCCTGTTCGCGATCATTCGCCGCGCTGTAGACCTCGCCGTTCTCAACAGCCTCGGGCCCGATCAGATGCACCAATGCCAACGCCGCGATCAGCGCAGTCTTGCCGTTCTTCCGTGCAACCGACAGGATCGCGCGCCGCACCAGCCGCAACCCTGTCGTCGCATCGTGCGGCTCGTAGACTTCGCGCAGAAATCGCTTCTGCCACTCCCTCAGTCGGAAGGGGCTGCCTTGTCCGACTCCGCTTGGAACGGTAAGACATTCGATAAATTGGCAGACCCGGTCTGCCCGATCAGGCCGGCGAACTTGCTGCGCTTTTGCCGAGCGTCGGGAAGTTTTAGCGCGCTTCGGCTTCTGGGATCGAGCCCGAGCCGATCGCCGAGGCTCGCGACGAGTTGAGCCTGTTCGCTCATGATCTTCAGCCATGGATTCTGCGCCCACGCTCCGTTGCAGGTTTGATAAACGGGCTCGAAATCGGGTGCGCTGACCTTGAGCGCAGCCATTTTGTGCATCACCCAAGCCATTGCGAACGCGCTCAACAGATAAGTATCCAGCGCTGAATAGACCCTAACCGGCATTGACTGCTTGATGGCCTCGATGCACCCGCGCGCGTCATCCATGAGATGTTCGGGAACGAAAGGCTCACCCAAAGCCTCGATTCCGGAAGGCTTGAGAGATTCCTTGCCAGGATTGCCTTCAAGCGCCTTCAAAGTCACTGATTTTGGTTTTGGTCCGTGTGGCATGGTTTCTAACTACCCTCCCGCCGACTTCCGGCGTCCAAAATGAAAGCCCCCGTGCGGTTCCGAACCCCCTCGCCCGAATTTTTCGGACCCCCGCCCCGGTCATCGATTGAACCACGGGTGCCCCGGCTCGCGCGGCCAGCCGTCGCGATCGACGAACACGCGCGGTTTGTTGCCGCCTTCGATCCGTTGTTGATCGCTGTCGTGACACTGCTTGCACAGCGAGTTGAACGGACCCGACCAGAAGACAGCCTCGTCACCTTCGTGTCGCTTGACGTGGTTGCACACGGTAGCAGGTCGATCGATGCCTCGGCTCTTGCACATGCAGCACATGGGCTCAGCCCTTAGCTGTGCTGCCCTAAGCCTGCGCCACCGTGGGGTGTGGTACCAAGCACGCCATGGCAGAGCCTGCTTACGCCTGGCCTCGTATGCCTGCTTTGCGTCCATGCCAGCTCTTCCGCCTCAACTCAGCACGATCGCCCAGAACACCAGCATCACAGCCAGCACGACAGCGGCGTACGCCACCATCGCCCATGGGCTGTTGAGGAAATCCCACAATTCAGCGTCCGCGCTTGACCGGCCTGCTCAATGTGCGCACCAGCTGGACCTTGTCCTTGCGCTTGACGGCCCGACGCAACACGGCTCGGTCATCCGCCGTCCGCTTCTTTGGCTTGGCTTTCATGTGAAACCTACTCCACCGTATTGATACGGATAACGCTGGACTTGCGTGTATACGCGGGAATGGCGTATATTATCCATCATGACCCACGAAGAAAGAATGGAAGGCGAGCTGGCCGGCATCAATCACCGGCTTGCAGGAATTGAGTCGAGGTTTGCCGGAATTGAGAGCCGTACCGCGGGAATCGAGAATCGTTTGATGCACCTACAAACCATTGGCACTTGGCTGTTCGCGGGCCTGCTAGCCTCGTATGCCGCCATCCTAGCTGTTGCACTGCGCGTCCACTAGTGACCCCCACCCAATACCGCGCCGCCACCAAGGCTCTCGGCCTCTCGCAAGAGCGCGCCGGGGACTGGCTCGGTATTGGCCGACGCACCTCTCAGCGTTACGCGCTTGGGGAAGGCCGCATCCCCGAGCCGGTAGCCAAGCTTTTGCGGATCAT